GGCCGCGCCTGGCGGATCTGCTGGCCGATGCGATCGCGGCCGGCTGGCTGCGCCAGGCGGGTGCGAATGGCGAGCGCCTCAAGCGCCTCGAGATCCGCTCTGAGGTGCACTACCCGGGCGCGGCGACGTCGGCGCCCAACTACAAGACCGACGTGGCCTGGATCAAGGCTGAGCTCCACATTGTTCGGCCGCCGGCGCAGTTCGGTTTGGTGCAGCTGCTGCGCACCGGCCCGGCTGAATACAGCCAATGGATCGTGACTTCGAAGGCGCAGGGTGGGGCGCTGCCTGGCCACGTGATGATCGACCAGGCCGCGCTCTGGCAGCGCACTGACAGAGGCACGCCGGCGGTAGTCATCCCAACAGAGACCGAGGCTGATGTCTGCGCCGCGCTCGGCATCGACCTGGTCGATCCGGAGCTACGTGCTCCGCAGTGGAAGAGGTGAGCGATGAAAGAGCAACCGATTCTTTTTTCTGCTCCGATGGTCCACGCCATTTTGGAGGACTTCAAGGATCAAACGCGCCGAGTGGTAACGCATCCGAAGTGGGCTGACCGAAGCCGACCGATCGAGTTCGACGGTGGCAAGGCCTTCGCAATCTCACGGCGTTCAGGTTGTCTGGCTGAGATCCTTTGCCCGTACGGATTCCCGGGCAATAGCATCTGGGTCAAGGAGACATGGGGTTGGCTCGAAGACCCACGCGGCATTGGCGGTTTCATCTACAAAGCCGATGGGAAGTGGGACCGCACGCGCTGGCATCCGTCAATATTCATGCCGCGGGCAGCATCACGTATCACTCTGGAAATCGAGAGCGTTCGTCTCGAGCAACTGCAGTGCATCAGTGAGAGCGACGCGATCGACGAAGGTGCGCCGCGTGGATGGTATGTGCGAGACACGCCTGACGGACCTGAGCGAGTTCAAACAACGTACCGCGCAGGGTTCGCTCACCTCTGGGATGAAATCAACGCGGAGAGGGGATACGCGTGGAGCACCAATCCATGGGTATGGGCGATTGCTTTTCGGAGGGCGAACTCAAGACCATCCTCGAAAATCGCGCGTTCGCGAGTGCATGGAAGCGATTTTCGAACACCGTAACAAGGCTGTAAACAAACAGCGAGGAGTCATTCTATGATCGCGCGACCCGTAAGTCGGAAATCCGAAATTGACGCGAAATTGGCAAAGGCCCCCCGGAGCTCTGCGCCCGCCAGACGCTTGGCGAAGGTGGCGCTGAAGCGCTATGGGTCGCTCCGAAAGGCGGCCGCCGCGCTCGGCATCAAGAGCCATGGCCAGCTCTACGCCATCATGAATGGTCGCATGTATGACACGCCGGAGATGAAGGCCGCGCTGCGGCGAGCAGACCGCAGAGCGAAGCGCGCATGGGAGCTGGTGAGAGACGAGGGACCGAAGCCTCGCGTCGATGTCGAGGCATTGCGCGGATCCATTACGGCGATCGAGTACCAGCTGCGCCTGATGCGCGAGACGCTGAAGCGCTCTGGTATTGAGGTCGAACCTACAGCGGTCGGGAACATTGAATGCCAACCAGACCCGCAGCCAGAGATCGTAACCAAATACGTGCGCGAGGTCCTGGCCCTGCAGCAGGCGCCAGGTCTGATGCAGTCTTTGGAGTGATACGCCATGAAGCAAGTGCTAATGGGCCTCGCCATCATTGTTGTGTTCATTGTGGGCATGCTCGCCCAGAGCTCTGGCGTCGACACGCCGATGGTGAGCAACGCTAGCGACATCAACGGCCAGACAGCTCAGGCCGTACTGACGAACGATGATCTCACTCGTCTGGCGGAGACGCAGGCCGTTCTGCATCAGCAGGCGACGGCCACGGCCGATCGCCAGCTGACGCAGAACGCGCTAAGCGACGAGGGCACCCGCCTGGCGTTCGCGCTGACTGCCGACAACGCGACATCGACGGCCGCGCAATCCACTGCCCTCACGGCCACGGCGATCGTCAACGGCACACCGACATCGGTCTCGGCGACGAAGACCGCTGAGGTCGAAGGCACGCGCGCGTCAGGCACGGCCACCGCGATCGTCGAATACCAGGACCAGCAGGAGCTGCAGCGCAGTGTCTGGGACTGGGGCTGCGTCATCGTTCCGCTGCTGATCATGATCGCCATTGGCGTCACCGCGATCCTCCAGATCAAGAAGGTGGGCGAGGCCTCGGCGAAGCGGATCTCGGTACAGGCCGAGGCGGACGCCGAAGCCAAGACGATCGAGGCCAACGCCAATGCGGAGGAGATGTACGCCAGGGCGGATGAGATCAGGACTAAGACGGCGCGCATCAACACCGAGCGTATCGGGCGGACGTTGGTGCGGCACACCTCTGACGGCAATCCGGTGGTTCTGGTCGAGCTGATCCCAAAGGAGGATGTGGCCGCGTCGGCCGCTGCTGATCCTGATGGGGAAACGATCGACACCAACTACGGCGGACTGGATAGGTACTCGCCAACGCAGTTGCGGGTGCTGACCTTCTTGGACCTTTGCATACAGATGAACGGGAAACATAGCAATGTGTTTCCGACCGCGGCCGCGCTCGAGTCGTGGGGGGTCCCGCGCGATACCCGTGGCAGGCGCCTGAAGGCACTCGGCAACTACGTCGTCACGCGGCCAGGCGCCAAGACAGGTGGCACGTTTGTGAGCACCTCGTATGACACCCTGGTCGCGCTCCGTGACGCTGTCAAGAGCGGGTCTGCGGCCATCCTCGAGGTTGAGGAGGATGAGGACGACCCGCCAAGAAAGCGCGGATAACGGCATCGTTCTGATCGTTCTGATCGTTCTGCATCATTCTATGTACGATGCGCGACTGGGACCGGTAGCGGTGAGGTGAGGGAAGGGCGATAAGGGAGGCGGGAATGGGTAAGTTGGCACAGGTGCAGGGAGTGAAGTTCTACGTCCGGATGCTGGTGAGCCTGCTGTGGTCTGACGGGACGCTGCTGGTACCGGCCGGAGCCGTGGGCGCGGCCGTCATCCGCTGGACTGGACGGGAGCCGGGTTGGTTTGTGGAGTTCGACGGCTATGCCATGGTGGGTATCCGGGCGGCCGGCGAGGGTACTGACTGGGAACGCACGCTGCTGGCTAGAAGCCAGCGGCCCAACTAGGAGGAGACCATCATGCACAAGTTAGGACTGCACATCATTCGGTCGCGCGACGCAATTCCGCTGCTACGCCAGGCCGCGCAGGTCGGGCGTCCGTTCAAGGCCGTGCTCAGCGTCAACCAACCGACGCTTGCCTCGGAGGTCAAGAGCGTCAGCCCCAGCACGATCGTGATCACGCGCATAACCGGCGATGAGGCCTGGGGGTACGGCGCTAGGCTCGAGCGCGGTGACGACCCAAAGGCCGTGGCGTTTGACTTGTTCAAGCATGCCATGGCAGGCAAGAACATCGCCGAGCTCGGCGCCGCTGACTATCTAGCGCTCGAGAACGAGCCAGATCCGTCCGGCGCGATCAACTATGGGCGCCTGGCCGCGGCATCGACAGAGCTCGGGCGGATCGTATCCGAGACGCTGGGAAAGAAGCTCGCGCATCTGGGACTGAATGCGGGCACGCCGGAGTGGAACGAGATCTTGGCCATGCGCGACGCGGGCCTCTTCGCATACTTGGCCGCGAGTGGCAACTGCCTCAACGTGCACGAAGGCGTGATCCCTCCAACCGAGAAGACGCCGATTTTGCACGGCTGGGGAGACACCATCCCGGGTGCGCCGGAGAGGCGCGCCTACACGGCTGGATCGATGGCGCTGCGCCATGAGTACCTATGGATGGCCGCCGGCGGCGAGGTGTTTGACGTGCTGGTGGGCGAGTTCTACCCTGGTGGCGGGACGTCGAAATCCGCTGATCCGGCGGACATCGTGGCGCGGTGCAACTGGTACAACGGCAAGCTGCGCAGCCGCGTGATTGCGTTCTGCCCATTCACGATCGATGCAGAGGGTGGTTGGACTGACCAAGAGATGAACCGCTTCTATCCGGCGATCATTCAAGCGAAGAAGGAGAGCGCACCCGTGACCGAAGTCAAGCAAGCCGTCTACACGCGCGGCATCGATGTGAGCAAGCATCAGCAGGACGTGATCGATTGGGTGAAGGTGAAAGCGAGCGGCGTGGAGTTCGTCATCTCCCGCGCGTCCGTAGGGAAGGTGAAGGACATCGACTTTCCATCGTTCTGGCCAGGCGCCAAACAAGCCGGCCTCTTGCGTGGCGCGTATCATTACTTCATGGCCGGCAGCGGACAGGAACAGGCCGATGTTTTCCTCGGCCAACTCGGCGCGGATAGGGGCGAGCTGCCCTGCGCGCTGGATCTTGAGGAGAAGAATATCGACTACGCAGCCTACATGACGCAGGCCAAGATCTGGCTGGATGTGGTCGAGACGGCCACGGGTCGGCGGCCGCTGCTGTACGTGGGACCGGCTGCGTGGAAAGACTTCTATGCGAAGCATGCGCCCTGGGCGAGCGGCTATCAACTCTGGATCGGGAATCCGCCGCTCTCCGGTGGAGCGGTGCCGCAGTGGGCCAACCTCATCAACAAGACCTTCACGCCGGAGGTGCCCGCGACCTGGGGCGGCAACTGGCGCTTCTGGCAGTACGCCTGGCAGGGTGTGGTGCCTGGCGCCGGCGCGCCGATCGACCTGGATGTGTTCAACGGATCGCTGCAGGATCTGATCAACTGGGCAGGCGTGACGATGCCCACGACGCCGCCGCCGGCATTCAAGGTGCTCACGTGGCAGGGCATGATCAACGCGATCTATCGGGCAGGCCGGAGGCTAGGCTACCCGCAGACCGCAATCTGGGATTGGATGGTGGTGCGCGGTGGCGTGGACGTCTACTCAGACAGGGCGGCCGCCTACTTGAGCGAGGCGCCTGAAGAGCTCAACTGGAGCACCAAGGAAATCGCGGCGGTGAATGATGAGATCGCCGCACTCACCAAGTGAATTGGTTGCATCCGCTGGACATGCCTTGTAGACTGACGCCATGCTGAACCAGCAGCCTGCACCGCGCAGACATCCCGCACACGCTCAACCCAGCCGTGTCACTGACATGTTGAGCTGGCTGGAGAAGCACGGCCAGGCGCTGGGCGATCGTGAGAGTTACGAGCTGATCTTCAACGTGGCGGGGCGATCGGTGCGCGGCGAGATGCGCATGGACTATCAGGGCATGGAGAGCATTCGCCACTTCTTGAGCTCGAACAAGGAGCAGCTCGAGAAGCGCGAGAAGTACCAGCTCAGTTTCAGTGTGACGCCCAGCGGGGTGCAGGCGTCGATGCGGATGTTCTACTTGATCAGCGAAGACGCCTGAACTCGTCTCGCACCCAAATAGGCGTCAGCGTAAACAGCGCGCCGGATCTGGAAACCAGATCCGGCGCTTTTTGTTTGTGGAGGAGAAATGGACCTACAACCGGTTGCGGAAGTCATCGTGGTGGCGTTTGAGCAATACAAGCCGCAGGTCAGCGCGATCGTGATCGCGATCTTGGTCGATCTGGGTCTGGGTCTCGCAGCGGCGTTGAAGCTCAAGCGCTTTGATCTGGAGAAGGTGGCTGGTTTCTACCGTACCTCGGTTCTGCCGAACCTGGTTGGCTGGGGCACCATGACCGCGGCTCTGCATGTTGTCACGCCGGAGATGGTGGCGCTCTTCGGCCCGGCCGCGCAATGGATCAGCCCGACGATTTCCACCGGCCTGTTGGGCGCTGCCCTGATCGATCTCGGCGTGAGTATCGGCAAGAGCGTTGCGGAACTGCGCGGCCAGATCTCGAGCTGAGATGGTATATGAGCCCGTGGCGAAGGGTGGCTGGCCTACAGCGATCGTGTTGATCGTCATGGCGCCGCTTGTCCTGGCGTGGCTGGTGCTGGCCGAACGGGTCGGTGTCAAAAGATGGTCTCTATCTCGATTTCGGAAGCAGCATTCATCGCGCTCGGCGTGGCAGTGATCGGAGCACTCGGCGGCATGGTTGCAAGTTGGATCAACGTACTGAGATCGCCGGCACAAAACCGCGTGGACGAAGCGTCTGCAACGGAGCGCTTAGCCGCGGCAACGAAGATCCTGATCGAGCCATTGCGCCAGGAGGTCACGGCGCTGCGGTTCCAGACGGATGCGCAGCTGCAGCAAATCGAGCGACAGGAATCGGAGATTGAAGCGCTTAAGACATCCGATGCCGCAAAGACCAATGAGATCGGAAGGCTGACGCGCACACAGAAGGCGAACATCCTGCACATCGAGAAGCTGGACCGAAAGGTGGTCTACCTCACAAACGGAGTTGGGATCCTGACTAACCAGATCACGAAAGCGGGGCTGACGCCAGAGTGGACGTATAGCCAGGACGACGAACCGCACGGAGAGAACGGCGATGCAGCACCTCTTTGAGTACTGGATCGTGGCGCTGATTATCGTCATGGTGTTGGCCGCGGCGGGAGTGCATCGGGAATGATCGATCGCAACGTGCAATTGCCTCTGGGCTTCGAGCTGGACGACGTCGAAGACGATGCGCGCGAGCGCGGGATCTCGCCGGCCGAGGCTCAACTGATCAGCCGCTCGGCTCAGGTTGCGCTTGAGGATGGCGCATCGGGCATGCCAGCCTGGGCGCGCGACTACCTGGACCTGCGCCAGGACGGATGGCCCTGGCGTGTGGCCGTGCTCATCGCCTGGAGCGCCAGCCCGCGTGACGGTCGCCATCCGACAACGCAGGCTGACCTGGCCAAGAGCGTGCTGGGGTTGAAGAGCGATCGCGTGATCCGCGAGTGGAAGCGCAAGAACCCGGCGATCGAGGCCGCGATTGGCGTACTGGAAGCGCGCCAGTTGTTCGAGCATCGCGCCCAGGTGCTGCGCGCGCTGGCCGATAGCGCGAGCGCCCCGAGCCACAAGAACCATCCAGACCGCAAGCTGTTCCTCGAGCTCACGGGCGACTACACGCCGCGGGTGAAGGTGGACCAGAACGTGACCGGGAAGCCGAAGGACATGGCTGAGCTGAGCGACGCCGAGCTGGCGCAGCTCGAGCGCAAACTCGATGACGAACATGACACTCGCAACGCCGGCAGCCGCGCGTGAGGCGAGGCGCGAACGGGTGCGGCGCGAGAAGGCTCGCCGACACCTGATCGACTTCATGCCCTACATCGCGCCCTGGTATCAACCAGGGCCGCACCACGCATACCTGGCGCTGAAGCTCGAGCAGGTCTTCGAGTTCATCGACAGCGGCGGCGCGCGTGGGATCGGGCGCCTGCTGGTGCAGCTGCCGCCTCGCCACGGCAAGAGCGAAGAGGTTTCTCAGATGTTCCCGGCCTGGACCCTGGGGCGCAGGCCGGACACACGCATCATCAACATCGCTTATGGCGACGATCTGGCCACGGGCTTCAGTCGGGCCACGCGCGACTACGTGCGCAGTGACCCGTATCGGGCGCTGTTCGGAGATCTGGGTTCGAGCGAGATCTCGGTGCAGGTCAGCCAGGATAGCCGGAGCTCGAGCGAGTGGAACCTGATGCCGCCGGCGCGCGGCGGAATGGTAGCGTCCGGCATCGGCGGCGGCGTCACCGGCAAGGGCGCGCACCTGTTGTCGTTCGATGATCCGTTCAAGAACCGCGGAGACGCGGAGAGCGAGGCCTATCGGCGGAAGGTCATCGACTTCTACCGATCGGTAGCGTACACGCGCCTGGAGAAGGGCGGGGCGATCATCGTCTGCGCCACGCGCTGGCACCCGGACGATCTGACTGGATACCTACTCAAGCAGATGGCCGCCGGCGATGCGTTCATGGATCAGTGGGAAGTGGTGGACATGCCGGCCGTGGCCTGGGGCCCAGATCAAATGGCGCACAGCCTGGATGAGCAGCTGACGGCCATGGGCGAGGGTGTGTACCTGAGTGTGGAGGATCCGCTCGGGAGAGCGGAGGGCGAGGCGCTCTGGTCAGAGAAGTACTCGGCTGAGCGCTTGAAAGTGATCGAGCGAAACATCGGGCCCTACGACTTCGCTTCGCTCTATCAGCAGCGGCCGTCGCCGGCGGAGGGCTTGTTCTTCGATCAGGACTGCTGGGAGGAAGTGAGCGCGCCGCCGGTTGGTCTGCAGTGGTACGCGTACATCGACCTGGCGCTGAGCGAGAAGAAGACGGCGGACTACAACGCCGTGCTGCGCACCGCGTTCGATGCGTCGAAGGGCGATGTCTACTTCCGCGACATGTTGCGCATGCAGGGGTGGGAGAAGTTTCGCGAGGTGCTGATCTCTACGATGCTGGATGACAGCGAGCGAGGCACCATCTGGGGCGTGGAGAGCGTGGCCTTCAGCTCGCTGGCTTTCCAGGAGCTGATCAAAGATCCGCGCCTGGCTCGAGTGGCCATCCGCGAGATCCATCCGAAGGGCGACAAGGTCACGCGCGCCAGGCCGCTGCAGACACGCCTCTCGCAGCGGCGGGTGAAGCTGGTGCGTGGTGCCTGGATGGGGGCGTTCTACCGCGAGGCCGCGCTCTTTCCGCGCGGCAAACATGACGACCAGATTGACACCGCGACCGGTGGCCTCGAGATGGCCAGCGCGCCGCGAGCTGAGGTGAGGGTCCGATGGCTCTGAGTTTCTGGGATCGCATGCGCCTGAGCATGGCGCGGGGATTGCTTAAGGCCTCTGCGCTGCCGATCGTTCCGCCCTGGGTTCGCGCCAGCTGGCTGGATCCGATCTGGCGCAACCTGGTGCGCGAGGGCTACAAGAGCAACGCGGCCGTTTTCGCGTGCATCAACACCTTCGCATTCTTCTTCCCCGAGCCGCCCCTGCGTATCTATGGTGCAGACGGGAACCCGGTGTCCAATCATCCAGGGCGCAAGCTGGTGATGCGACCGAACCCGAAGATGGGCGAGCCGACGTTCTGGTCGAAGCTCATCACCTACACGGCGATCGGCGGCAACGCCTATGGGCACCTGGTGCGATCGGCCGCGGGGCGTGTGGTGGAGATCTGGCCGTATCACGCCGGCAACATCACACCCATCCCGGGCGGTGAGACCTGGATCTCGCACTACGTCTATGACCCAACCGGATCCGGCGCAACCACGGGCAAGGATGTGCGCGAGATCCCGATCGAAGACATCGTGCATTTCCAGTGGCCCGCTGCGGATCCGGAGCAACCCTGGCAGGGCATGCCTCCGCTGCGAGCCGTGGCGCGCGAGGTCGACGCCGACAACGAGGCGACGCGCTATCTGTTCGCGCTGCTCAAGAACGACGCCATGCCGCGCACGGCCATGATCATCCCGGAGAACGTGACTCTGGATGACGGGCAGTACGGCCGGCTGAAGGCGCAGTATCGAGAGCAACACGGCGGTGACAACCGCGGCGGGCTGATGATCCTCGAGGGCGGGGCGGACATCAAGCGTATCGGGCTTGATCTGAAGGAGCTCGCTTTCGAGGCCTTGCATGCTGTTCCTGAGAAGCGCATCGCCGGCGCGTTTCGAACGCCGCTCAGCGTGGCCGGCCTCGGCGACGATCCGACCTTCAGCAACTCGGACGAAGCCTATCGACGCTACACGCAAGGCACATTGGCTCCGCTCTGGGTGCTCTTCGCCGGCGAGATGCAGGCCATGATCGCGCGCGAGTTCGGAGAGGGCGAGGCGCGCTTCGACACCACGAACGTGAAGGCGATGGGCGAAGACACGACGGCCAGGTGGACGCGCACGCTGGCCGGCATGACGGCCGGCGCGCTCACGGTCAACGAGTTTCGGGCGGCGAACGGATACGCATCTGCAACGGGAGGCGACGTCTTTATCCGGGATCCCAACAAGGAGACCGTGCCCGCGAAGATCGAGGCCAGGCCGCAGAAGGCGTTGCCGGCGCCTGACACCAAAGCTGCCGCTGCTCGATCGGCCGCGATCAAAGCGGCCCAGCGCCTGCAGCGGCTACGTGCCAGCGTGGCTAACGAGATGGAGACCGACGTCAACGATTTCTTCGCCGAGCTCGCCGATCGGATGGTGGAGCGCCTGAGCAAACGCGCGGCCGCCGGCGAGACGAAGGTGCAGTCGGCTGAAGACCTGATCGATCCTGAAGACGAGAACAAGCTCGAGGAGCTGCTCAAGTACTGGTATGTGGATCTGCTGCAGCAGAGCTGGCAGACCTGGAACACGGCGCTGGGTGTGCGCGTGAGCTTCGATCGCACGGATCTGGCGGTGACGGCCGCACTGGCCGATAGCGGCACGCGCATCAAGGACATCATGGCCACCACGCTGGGTGACGTGCGCGAGCTGCTGCAGTACGCCAGCGAGCAAGGCTGGAGTGTCGACAAGATCGCCCGCGGGGATGCCGACCACCCGGGCCTGCGAGACATCGTGGAGCAGACGTACAAGAACCGCGGCCGCACGATCGCGCGCACCGAGCTGGGCACCGCTCAGCAGATCGCGGCGGTCGGGCGCTACGGCGCCGCTGGCGTGACCAAGGTGCTGGTGTTGGATGACGGGTTCGAAGACAGCGACCCGGTCTGCAAGGAGCTGGGCGCCGGCGGGCAGGGCACTGTGAAATCACTGGAGTGGGCAACCAAGAACCCGCTGCAGCATCCAAACTGCGTGCGCGCCTTTGCGCCGTGGTTCGATTGAGAGGAGAGGATCATGAGCCTGATGTTTGACGGCGGCGTGGAGGGACTCGGTGATGGGTCCATCGATTGGGACAGCGACGATATCCGCGCCATGCTGGTGCTGTCGAGTTACGTGTTCGATGCGAGCGATCGGTTTGTGGCGGATCTGGGCGCCGTCGACAACGGGCGCTCGGCCAC